TCGGCGTTCACGAACGCCCGAGCCAGCTTGTTCCGCACGAAGGGAAGCACTGCGATGGCGGAGTCCGCTTCGATCGACCGCGAGAACAACGTGCGAGCGCCGAAGATCTCGGCGTCGAACGTCGGAGCGACCGTGCCCGGCGTCGAGGCGCCGACCTTGGTGGCCGTGTCTGAGGTGGGTTCGGCGACGCGGTACGCGACTGCGTCGGCGCCTTCGACCGGCCACTTCCACGGGTTGGTCGGGATGTCGATGCGGGTGAACAGCGGCGCGACCTTGCCGGACGCGCGGACCATCTCATGCAGCGACGCACCGATGCCGGTCGGCACCCAGGTGCCGCCCTCTCCGGACGTGTCGACGTCGAGCGCGTTCATGACCGAGTTCCACCGGTCCTTGAACGCCTTGTGCTCACGGGCCGACGTGAAGCCCTGCGCCGACGACTTCGCCGACTTGTCGATCATGAGACCGAACAGGGCCATGTCGGCGACCAACGTCTGAAAGCTGTTGATCAGCTGACGGTGATCGCCGCGGTACTCGTTGAGTCGCGGGGCGAGGTGGCCGTCATCCTCGACGCTCGAGCGCACCACGACCTGATCGACCGATGCGAGCGCACCGTACGGGTTCGGGACGAAGATGCCGTTGCGCGAGATCGACCCGGCGCGCACCTGCTCGTTGGTTGCCCACAGCAGATCGTCGAGATTGCGGGACACGTCGGCACCGACCGAGTTCGATGCGCGCACGTTGATGTTCGGCACCGGGATGCCACGGCGGGCCTCCTGGTTGCGGAACCGTGCGGCGTCGGCCTCGGCGTTCACGGCCGCAGCGATGCGGGCGTCGTAGCCTTCCGGACCCTCGACCTGGGCAACGAGAGCGTCATGCTCGGCGCGCTCGGCGTCGGTCAGGTCACGCTCGTCGCCGAGTGCGGTGTTGAGGATGTCGTCGATCTGGTTCAGGACGCTGGCGCGTTCGTCGCGCAACGCCTGGACCGTGACCGGCATGGCGGTGATGTCGCCACCAGAGATGACGGGGAGCGTGCGGCCGTTGGGGAACACCCAAAGGTTCCCCACGCGCCGCGGTTCGGTGATGTTCATGGAACCTCCAGGTTCGGGTGTTGGTTGGTGTTCACCGACGACGCCGTTGGGCGTTGGCAGCGATCTGAGAGAACTGGGGAGCCGACGCAGCAGGCGCCGGCGGTGAGATGACCGTGACCGGGTGATGCGTGGTAGCGGTCGGCTGTGTTGATGCAGCAGCGGCCACGGCGAGGTCGGCGACCGAGTCTGCGAGGCCGAGATCGACAGTGGCCTGATCCGTGAGCCATGTCTCGGCGTCCATCAACGCCGTGAACTCTTCGACGTTGCGGCCGGATCGGGCGGCGTAGATGCCGGCGATCACGAGGTCCTGCTGCTGCAACAGTCGGGCCATGTCGGAGTGATCGGAGTGGTCGCCGACGACCAGGCCCCACGCGTTGTGGATCATCATCTGCGCAGCGGGTTGCATGATGCGGGTGTCGCCAGCCTGGGCGATCACCGACGCGATCGACGCGGCCAGACCATCAACGCGGACCGTGACGTGCGCCGGGTGGGCGCGCAGTGCGTTGTGGATCGCGATGCCATCGAACACGTCACCGCCCGGCGAGTTGATCTCGACTCTGATCCGGTCGGCCGTCACCCGGTCGAGCTCGTCGATCACGTCAAGCGCGCTGATACCCCAGTGGGACACCTCGTCGTAGATGCGGATCACCGTCTCGGACTGATCAGCGTTCGACACGCTCAGTCCGGCCGAGGCGCGGGCAGCGGCAGCCGGCGCGCGTTCGGCGGCGCGGGCGCGCAACGCCGCGACCATGTCCGCGACTGTGCCTCTGTAGTCACTGCGTGGGCTCATCGTCAGCTCCGTTCGATGCGGGGTTCTCGGTGTCGGTCATCGCCAGCGGTCGCAGCACGACGTCGCCACCCTCGACAGGTGCGAGGTTCTCCTCGCGGCGCGACTCGTTGACTGTCTTCCACGGGCCACCTACTGCCTTCGTGTGGGCCTCGTAGCGGGACTTGGTGTCACCGCGGAGACGACCCTCGAGCGCGAACTCGTGGTACATGTTCGGTGGGGTCAAGTCGCGATCGAAGTTGATGTGCGCCTCGATGCGCTCTGCCCACGGCTGGATGCCGTCGGTGATCGCCTCGATCGACTGGTGCTCGATGTTCGAGAACGTCGCCCGAGACAGTTCGTACAGTTTGTGCGGTGGCAGGCGCAACAGACGGGCGATCTCGGCCACGCCGTACTGGCGGGCCTCGATCAGCTGCGAGTCCTCTGCGTTCAAGGTGACACGGTCGTAGCGGGCACCCTTCGACAGCACGCCGGTTCGATGGGCGTTCAGGATGCCCTGGTGGAAGTCCTCCCACTGAGCCTTGAGCGCCTTCGCCTCGTCTCCCGACATGGCGTGCTCGACGGAGATGATGCCGCCCAGGTTCGTGTTGTTCGTGAAGAACCGTGCTGCGTACTCGTCGGTCGCCGCGACCGCGCCGAGCGCATCGGCCGAGCAGCGGATCGGGTTCATCCCGACACGGCCGTCGTACGCAAGACCGGGAATGTGCAGAACCTCGCGGGTCGTCCACAGCCTGTCGTCGTCGTCGATCACGAATCGTTTGGTGCCATCCGGCGCCTGACCGACCGTGACCCGGTCCGGGTGGATCTCGCGCAACCCGATGACCTGGCCGGCTGCGTTGCGGATCTTGAACGCGAACGCGTTGCCGCGATGCAGCAGCGACATCAGCCAGAACTCGACGAGTGCGTACCACGGCAACTCGACGTCCGGTGTCGTCATCCAGATCGGCGAACTGCGCCGCTCCCGGCCATCTCCCGGCAGGCGACGGAACCGGTGCACCGGCAGGCCGGCCATCACTTCGGAGATGTAGCGGACACCGGAGTACCACGCCGAGATGCCAAGCGCCCGTTGCGGTGACACCGTCGTACCTGCACGCGATCGTGCCGTCGCCGTGTTCGTCTGGCCGAGCAGTGCGCCGAACTCTTCGAGGGTCACCGGGTCGGCGGCGTTGCGGACTGCTGCAGCGCGCGCTGCGACACGATCAGCCAGCATCGCCGGTCACCGCCCGACGCGTGGTCACGTCGCCGAACCCGACAACGACCGCTGCGAAGATCCATCGCACCGCGACCCACAGCACGCCGGCGATGAAGCCGAGCACGTAGAACGGCAACGCCAAGATCGTCAGCAGGATCTTGGCGACTGCGACATCGGCCGCCTTGAGCGCGACACGTTCGGGGAAGCTGGCCATTGGGTTCAACCTCCAAGTACGAACGACACGAACGCTGGTGACTCTTCAGGCTCCAACTCCGGCAGCGAGTCGGCCACAGCGGCAGCGCACGTCGCGGCGTTCAACGGTGTGATGTCACCGACACGTCCGTCCCACATCCAGCCATCACCGATCATGCGGGCCGGCACCGCCACGGCAAGATTCGTCAACCTGGCGTCGCCGTCGTGCGTAACCTCGACCGCCTTGACGTCGGCGACGAACGCAGCGCACGCAGCCTGATACTTACCCATCGACAGTGCCACCAGCTCGACTTCCTCGCCCGCTCGGGCATTGTGCTCGGCGATGACCCGCTCCAGCATCGGACGCAACGCCTTCGACGGCCCCGACGCGTCGAACACGACCTTGGCGACACGCTGGGCGTCGAGCACGTCGAGCAGTGCGATCTCCAACCAGTGCGAACCGTCATCATGCTGAACGACCTCGACACGCCGGCGGCCGTCACCCTCTCGACCACACACCACCATCGCCGAACGATCGAGATCGAACGTCGTCGCCAACGCCACCACAACCTGCCCGCCGATCTCGCCGACGGTACGACACTCACGCCACCAGTGCGGATCGATCTTCGCCTTTGAAGACATCAACACCGTCGACGGGTCCCACACGCACAGGTTCTCGCGGGCGTACCGCTCCGGACCGTTGATCCGGTACTGCTGTCGCAGCTTGCGTTCCGTCAACCGTCCCGACGCCATCGCCGTGTTCGCCCGCTGCATCGCTTCCAACGACTCGATGTCGGCCGGCGCCACGAACTCCGGATCGCCGTTCTTGTCGAACGTCAACGACTCCGCCGAATGCTCCAGGTACGAAAA